AATCTGTTACATGCGTTTGCTGATTTGACAATACAAAATGTCCAAGGTCAACTTCTTCAGAAGTAGATCGAAAATTAAATTTAGGAATTAAAACCCAATCCTTTTCTGTAACATGTTCTGCACGAATCCACTTAGGAGTAAATTCTTTTGTATGAACCTTGCATCTTTTATTTGAAACCATTTGACAAGATAGCGTCAAACTACCTTCTTTTAGATAAGGACAGTCAGAACCTTTTGCAACTAACACAGGATGATTTTCAGTATAAGGATTAAGAAAAATATTTTGCTGTTTTACTTTAAATTCATACATCGGTCCATCATAATCATGCACATGAATTTTTTCGATATCTTGTGGAACTCCAGTGGCCCCAGAATAGAGTTTGTCATCCATCTTAACATCTTTAAACATCTTGATTCCATTAGATGTTAAAATCTCCGACGATGGAGTAGCCGAGTATGGTTCGAGATTAAAAAATATCCGAATCCATTTTAATATTTCTTGACGTGATTTGGGCAAAACCCAGCTGTCCGATGTTAATTCTGGTGAGTAAAAAAATGATTGTGTTTGTGTTACAGAATACTCACCCGTTGCTTCTTTATTGATTGAAGCAGTTTTCTCTGTACCGAGAGTAAATGGTGTACTCCCATCCTTAAGAAGTTTTCCTGTCTTTGCTATGCTTGGTTTATTTTTTGATCCTTTAGGTCGGCTCATATTGAAGTCCTCTTATCAAGTATATACTCTAAATATTTTAAATTATCTGTTGGGACAAAATTCTCACACTCGCAATTACCATCTTTACCATGCCAACTCTTAGAATGCCCACAAGGAACAATTATCTCATTGTTATGGCCATTAACATGCCAAGCGTTATTATGTTTACAATTTCGACATTCCTCTATAAAGGCATATCCATTAGCTTTAACAATAGACATTACTTATCCTCTTCGTCTAAATCTTTTCGTTTTGTCTCTTCTCTCATCAACATATTCTTCTTTACCTGCTCAATTCCCTTAGCATATTCAGCCAAATCATTTGCATATTTTTCCAATGCCACTTTGTCCTGTTTATCTATATGAAAAGTAGATCCAACATTCCATAGAGCGTCTGCTATATAAAGCAGATATTTGTGTGCTTCGTCAAGTGTTTTTATTGGTTTCATATTTATATTCAAGATGCCTTAAATTAGAAAACTTAAAATCTCTACATGTATGTTCTGAATAATCTTTATGATACCAATAAGGATATTGACAAGTAACACATAAATCAAAATCAAACTGCCCCAGATTATCCATATTCTTTCTCTAATACAAGTCTAGCACATTAATATGTTATTCCCAACCTGTATTTATGCATTGTTATCTACTTGTTAATTTCTTTTAATGGAAGTTTAAACCTAAAAGGTTTCTCTTTCAAAACTCGTTCCCGAATACCCCAAAGCCATTCACTATAAGAATCTCTAGGCATATCATACCCCAAATCAAACAAATAGGTAAGGACCATGGCTGCACCTGCTTCCATAGGGGTTCCATCACAATCAATACATTTACATTCTTTATCCATTAGTTAAGTTTCCCATTAAGCACGTAAGTTAAGCCATCTAAATAACCTTGAATCTCTGGAAAATCTTCCCCTTTACTATTCTTAACAAGATATTTAATAAACTTTTTAGTAGTTTTAATCTCTTCTTTTAATTGTTTTTCAGATATCATGTTAGCCTATCCCTGAGAAATTTGCCTTGATTTGGATCACCTGGCTGTCCTGGGGTCGGAACCGAAGATCCGCTTACATTCATTGGACCTGCTATACCCATAGTAATATTTCTCATTGTTTGAGGAACTTTACCTGCATAATCCTTTTCCTGACAAGCTGCCCAACATGCAAGTACGTCGGCACTCGTGTGATCGTCGTGACCTTGTGACGGATCGACACCCAATTTATCGTTTAAACCGAGCTTACGATGCCTTTCACACATTCCCCACTGCTCATATCCTTCTTTAAAAACTTTACTTTTCTTAATTGTCTCAATACTAGGATAAAACATTCTTCCACTATCAAGTTCAAAAATAAATTGATCAAACATGGCATTCTTATAATTCTTTTTAGTAATTGGTTCAGTAGCCCCAAAAGTAACACCCGCTATTGGAATTCCTTCTTTCTTAAATAATTCCACAATACCAATGGCAATATTCGAATAATCAGCAAGACCCATTACGCAAGGAAATAAGCCTTCTATTGGATGGATTATATCCCTAATCTCCTGCATCTGACTAACTATATCGCCTTGCCATGCTGCCTTGTAAACCACATCTTTAGAATTATCTTGATTCTTACGAACAATTGTTAATATAGTCCAGTCCAGATCTCGTTGCCCTGGCATTAATGTGCCTGATGCTGTATCTAGACCAAAATAATATTTTTCTCCACTATCTTTACGACCTGCTGAAAGAATGGGAAAAAGACCAGATGAAAGTTTTGCCAATTGATCTGCGGAAAGAACAAGATTAATGTCTTCCATCCAAATCATTTCATATTGAGTATTCCATTCAATCTCGGTAAAACCTTCAGTACTATCATACCATAAGTCAATTCCTCTACTATCATAACGAAGAGGAAAAAGTTTTTCCTTTACCATCTTAGGCATTAAATCAACAATACGTTTAGGATAATCTTTACCTTGGTATTGAATAGAGCCTTGCAACCAATAAATATCACAAGAATTCCAAGAACTCTTGAGAACTTTATACTGAGTACCTGCGTCATTACAACTATGCCAAAAATTATTTTTGTAAAGAGAAATTCCAATTTTTACCGTCTTAGCAACAGCAAAACTACCAAGCATCGGAACAATCTTAGTCTTTAAAACTGTATCATTTATCCTGTGGCTTTCATCAGCAAAAACTGCGTGAAAATGTTCTGATTCCTGAGTTGCTGTCGGAGAAGCAGAGAGTGATTTGACCGTTGAACCATTTTTGAATTGGATAAAAGAGTTTGAAGTTTTGTTCCAGTCAACTTGATCATACACTTTAGAGGTGGGAGTAAGAATACGTCCAAGAATATCTTCCTTCAATAAACGTTTAGCAGTTTCAGCTTTAGGCCCGAATATCCCAACACGAAATCCTGGATTATCCAAACACATTTTTGCAATAGCAATTGCACATGCGAAGGACTTCCCACTTCCACGAGAAGCAATAATAGCAACATAAGGTAAACTGAGATCCGTTACATCGTTAAGAATGTCTACTTGATTATCATACAAATCAATACCAAGCTGAGTTAAAGCCCAATATGAGGGATTTATCGCAGCTTGGTTAATATTGGCTATTTGATCAGCCAATTCCGTTTGAATCATAGAATCGAACCTTGACATGTCTTATCCTTTAATAAACTTTATTACAATCACACTCTAGCCATTTATCTTCTTTACTTTCTATACTAAAATGACAACCACTTAAACTTTCTTTTACACATGAACTTGAACCTACATGATGAAACACTTTCAAATGACCACAATCAGGGCACTTAATATCAAGCATTGTTACCCCTTTATCTGTCAAACGATAGGAGAAAATTATTTTACATTCGATACAAGCTTAAGATCACGACAGGAAGAACAGCGAAAAAGATGCCAGAAGTAGCCTAGAGAAGATTCTGTTCCCATAATAAATGAGTAGATTTCTTGATAAGCATGTTTCTTAGCTGTGCATGAATCCTTCGCTATTTTCGCCACTGATCATTCCACCCAAAGAGTCATACTCTTCCAATTCTTGGCGTAAATCGGCCATTCTCTGTTTAAGAATTAGACTTGATTTCTTGACTTGAGTATGGATCTCTTTAACTTCACTGTCGATCTTTCTTGCTCTGTCAGCACTCATGTTATTTACTACCCCCGTTACTAATTTAAACAAATATTAATTTTAGACTTATAAAATCTTTGCCTGCCCCAAAATTCGTTTCAAAACATAAAAAGAAATCCCTAATTTTTTAATACATTTCATGATACTTTTACAACTATTATAACAGGCAATAACTTCTGCCAAGGTATGCTTAGTTTTCCATATATCTTTTTGCCAACAAACCTGTCCCTTATGGGCCATACTTAAATTTTCACACCATTCCTCGTCAAATTTCATACCTTTTCGCCCAGAAGGTTTACCTTTCTTCGCTAAACTTAATTTTAATTTATGCTCTTTGGTAAGTTTCCTCCCTCTCATTTTTAATACAGAAGAAAGAGGGCGCGGAATTCCTTTTTGTGCTTTACTTATTTTCTTTTTTGTTTCTGTCTTACAAGGACGACGACCAGCTTCAGAAATCTTCTTACATGCTTCTTTTGTATGGTGAAATCCAACACGTTTTAATCTGCCTCTCTCAATACTTTCTTTACTTGGATGAAATCCTAATTGGCTCCCTGCTGTAGGAGTTATATTATATCCCTTTTGGGGATTAGCAGCCTCATACTTATCCATCCAATACTGCTCTCTTTTTATAAGATTATTTTTATTTTTCACAAATTCAATAATTTCAAATCTAAATTGATCTCCCCCATATTTATTCCAAGCTCGTTGAAGAAGAATTGAATGATGCTTATTTCGTTTTAAAAAAGAAAGATGCACAGACCATCTATTATAAGCATCAACAGCAGAACCTATATAAACTTTGTTGCTTTTAATATGACGAATCCTATAAATAGCAGATCTTTTTGGTATATTAATCATTTCTTACCTATAACCTTTAAAACGGCATCAAGCGTCGAATTTATCTCTTTACAAAGATTTGTATATTCATCTCGCATTGCTTTCCACTCGGCAATTCTCAATTCTTGAAGAGCGTCATATTTTTGAAAAAGTTTATATATAATATATCCTAAAATACCCGCCACGAGACCAGTAGGAGTTAGGACAGAAAGAACTCTAGCATTCGTTAATAATTCAATCAGTGTTTCCATATATCCTTATAAAGGTGAAGAGAGTTCTTTAAGTGCCTGTAGTAATTCATCATTCCATTGATCAATTATTGAGGCTTCTTTATTAAGGGAAGATTTCTTTCCTGGGAATTTAATTAAGGTCTTTTCAAGAACGTTAACTGCCTGGGACTTCATCCCGTTGAGCACTGATTCAACATACTGTTGGGCCAATTCAAACTTAGAATAGATCTTCTCAAGCATCTCTTTAGGTGTGATATTAGGTACGTAGCTGACCTCTTGGCTCTGCATTGTGTAAATTTGGTCTCTCCATGCCACTACCTTGTTTTCAAGGGCATCTATGAGCACACCAGACTTATTAATAGCTTCCTGTAGTTCCTTCTCCATTTGGACTCTTTCAGCAGATTGTTCAAGTTTAGCTACCTCTTCTTTTGCTTTAGCTAGAATCTGCTTTTTAGCTGTATCTAATGTGTTAAGATTTTGCTCTAAAGCATCAAGTTTCGAAAGCACCTGATCAAGCTCTGGAGAGGCTGGGGTTGCTCGTTCACGATCTACTCCAGTAGGAGCCTTTTTTAATTGTTTATAAAAAGTCTTAGGCTCTACTATTGGTTCATCTGCTGTTTTCTCTATTTCACAAGGAACTCCTGCTGGAATATGGAATTTATGGCATTTTGGGCACATATCTTCATCATCTGCTGTCTTATTCTGAGAAATTCCTTTTTCAAAATCAGATGCTTTCTTTTCTGACTTTTCAGCTTTTTCAGTTTGTTTTTCAAAGCATTTATCACACCATTTGCCAGTTCGTGGGTCATTACCACCTTGAAATGAATGAGTAGCTATTTCCTTACAACCAAAGCATTTATCATCTTTAGCAGATTCTTTTTCTACTTTAGGTTCTAATGAAGATTTTGGTATAATTTGATCTTTAAAATCTGGATGTACTGCTTCTGGACCATATTTTCGTAATTGTTCTCGTTCAAATTCAAGATCTTCATCTTCCGAGGATTTTGGATTTGCCAATGCAACCCAATCAATCCTATCATGATCAGAAGGCTTTAAAGATTCAAACCAAGATTGCACCCCAACCTCAGTTCCTGCACTATCTGCAAGCCTAAGTGCTTCATGAGCCAATTTTAAGCCAATCTCTTTTAATGCTGCAATACGAGCACCTTCATCAGGTAATTTTAAAACTTCTGGATATTTAGCATCTGTGGCAATTTCATCTTCCTGAACCCATACTCTGCACCATCCATTACCTTCAAATGCGGAATCGTCAGCATGTTTCTCTAAACCCTTCTTAATAAATAGATAAGAAGTCTTTCCCATACCTTCTACATCTTTCAATAGTGCTTCTGCTTCAGCTTTAATGGAAGACATTTCTTTATCTTCTTTCTCACATTCAGAGCATACTTCTGCTCCTTTACCTTTTTCAACCATTTTCTCATGGCAAACTTCACACTTTTTTAATTCAGGCTTTGCAGCTTCTTTCAAAGAAGCATCCTTATTCCATTCAGCAGCATGTTCTTTACATAGATAACCAGCACCATGCTCATTGCCTACCATTTTCTCTACGGGAAGCTCTTTATCACATTTTACACATTTGGTTGATTTAGCTGCCCATAAATGCTTATTAGGATCTATCTCATTAGGGAACATTTGTTTCTTTAATGCTTCATAAGCAGCATCGTATTCTTCTTGATGCATATC